CACTACCTTGTCCTTTAGTATCACTAGTAAGAGTACGTTCACCAATCGCTGTATTTGACCAAGCTGTATTAGATGATGCCAATGCTCTGGAACCTAAGGCAGTATTAAACAAACCTGTAGTAACTGCTGCTCCAGCATTATAACCGACAGCAGTATTGTGAGTATCTGTAAGACTGCTTTGGTTTTGAGCGGTAAGTGCAAACGTACCAACTGCAACAGACTTTTCACCATTAGTATCTGCTGTCAAAGCTTGATAACCAATAGCAACATTGTTATCTCCATCAACTAATGCTTCACCTGCTTCTGCACCGATAAGAGTAGCTTTTTTACCTGTCGTTATTGCTGTTCCTGCGTTTTTACCAATAGTCACATTATTAGCACCGCCAGAGGCAATAGCTACTCCTGCACCTTCTCCAAGGTGTACGTTATCTGTTCCAAGAGTAGCTGTAAGTATAGCACCATCAGAGTCTATTCTTAGCCTCTCAGTCGGACTAGCACCATCAGAACCGTCATTAGTCTTGAATATCAGATCGCCTTTTTCATCGTCTGATGTACCGTCATGGCTAGATTGTATTTGCGCTAATACGCTTTCTTCTCCACCAGACTGCTCGCCTTTAAAAGTAATCTTACCATTACGACTACCATCTGCGTCTGTTTCAGTAGTATTCTTTAGAATAACTTCTGGTGTAGTGTCAGTGCTTGTAATGTCACCTTGTACATCAGCCGCCGTAGTTGTTAATCCAACCGCTGTTGCTCCAATGTATCCACCCATTATGTTTGCTCCATATATGAAAGTATTACACTGACCTTATCTGCTACCGAACAGTCAACTTTTACTATATCGCCCACATTTAAATTAACCTTCCCATCTAAAACAGATAAGGTTGATCCAGCTGGGATAGCTGCATCTTTTATTAAATGCGCTGTAGTGTTTGTTGTTTGTCCAGTATGTGCTGTTGTACTAACCAATGTTACAGATGCTGTAACTTGTGCATTATGCACATTAGCTAGTGTTAAGCCCAACACAACAATGGTGCTACCACTTTGTACTGTGTAAATAGTTTCTGGTGTGCCAGCACTAGCTGGCGCAACATCCCTTGTTAAAACCTTAAATGCATTTGCCATATTATTCTCCTAGCCCAAAGCAATCGCAAGCGCAGTCGCTTCGTCTACTGTCGCCTTTTGCCCTATTGTTGCAATGTTACTTGCTACTGTTGTTACATCAGCTGAAATACCAGCTACTGTGGTTACGTTTGCAGCTACACCAGCCACTGTAGTTACATTAGCTGCTACACCAGCTACCGACGTTACGTTACTAGCAATACCAGCTACGGTTGTTACGTTAGAACTTACACCAGCTACTGTGTTTATATTTGAAGTATTGCCAGCAACCGTAGTAATATTTGATGCTATACCAGCAGCAGTAGTTACATTAGCTTTAATTGCAGCCAGTCCTGATATTGCATCAGTAGCTGTTGTGCCATCCTCGATGTCTGCCAATGCACCAATATCAGCTGTAATTGCTGCTAAACTTTGAACATCAGAAATATTTGGCCCAGCTTCTGGAACACCAGTTGTTGCATTAAACCCAAGCACTGTACCTTTACGAGCAGCAAGCAATGGCATCTGTGTGTCAACTGCACTATCAAAGTCAATTAGCTTCAAGGATCTGTTAACATCATCTTGAATGTCAGCAGTAATAGCAATGAACCTATCAAGCTCTGTATTAAGAGAGGCGATATTAAACGGCCCTGATGAGGGAAAGTCTGTTGTACGGTCTAAGTCTATAGAACGTGTTACAATGACTGTAGAGCCACCTGACGCGCCTACAACACTATTGCCAGACGTAGTTGTTATTGTGCCAGTAGAGCCATCACCACCAGATACAGTGTAATGTGTTGTTAATGTCTTTAATGTGCCATCAACATAAAAGTTTAAATCATCGTTATCAAAAAACTCAAATGGCACAGCAAAAGATGTCTGAGTAACACCCTGACCAACCGTATAAGATACACGTGGGTCGTTATCTGATAAGTTAATTGTCATACTTTACCTCTTTTTTATCGAAATAGCAGTGAAGATAAGAAGTGGCAACGCACAAAAAGTTAATATCTTCCATATCCAGATATTGTATCTTTACTTTCATAGTCAAAAGCATTTTGCATTGAGTTAATTAAATACCTCATAAACCAAAGCCTCATGCCTGGAATCATTTTAGCAGTTTGTTCAACAGCACCTTTTTCACCATTTATTAAACCATTAAAAGCATTATAGTAATCTTGAGATACTGATGGGCCAGCACCAGCAAACTGATTTACAGAATTAAAAAACCCCTGCTCTTCTGGAAATTTTGGCTTAACATACCCATCAAGATAATTTTCTCCATTCATTGCCATTGATGAAGATATGCTGGTATAAAACATATCGCTATACAAAGCAGCCAAACCTGATTGGTCAAAAGATCTAATCATTTTATCAGTAAATGACATGTTATCCCATGCTCTTTTAGACCCACCTGTTAAATTAGATTTAATCTCAAGCACTCCATAACCTAATCCCATCATCCATATTGCACCAAACAATGGGGATCGCATTTGACCAGTAGTATATGCAGCTGTTGTTTTGTTTACAGCCGCTAATGCAAATCCATAAAACTGAAATGGTAAAGAAAGCAAAGCACTTTCCATTCTAGCATAACCTTTATATTTAGGGTCTTCTTTCATCCCAAATCTTTTAGCTACTCGCATTGGAATAATAGCAACGCCATCCATTATTCTTGGGCGATCAGCTGGTGTAGCATTCATAATAGTATTTAATATTCCAGTAGACATAGCTCTCTGAAACTTTTCTTTTAAAACTTCATCTGTCCAGTTATCTGTGTTTGCATAAATAAGACCAGCATCAGATTCTTCCCATGCTGAACCTTTATTAGCTGCTAACTTTTTAGCATCAGCTTTAGATATATTATATCGCCTTAAGTATTGAGACATCCAATCATCAGCATCACCAGCAGCTTCTTTAATAGCAAACTGAATTAATTGATCTTGCCTCATGATTGCATCAAGATGCTTTAGAAATCTAGTAACTGGTGTTAAGCCATTAAGAATATAAAAAGCTTCTTTGCCCTGCTCCCAAAGACCATGCATTTGTGGATTAGTAAGCATTTCATCGCTGTATCTAATCCCAGCACTGTGCATAGCGCCTTCAATACCTTCACTTGCTTTTGGCCCTTCAGCAGCAGCTAATCTAACTTTATCATCTGTGTACTTAGCAATCATAGTACGCATAACTCTATTAACGCCATGCTCTGCCATTAAGCGACCAAACTCAGTAAGTGTAGTAAAGCCAACAGCACCCATAAAATTAAATGTTGCTAAATCTTTTAAACGTCTGGCTACCTTTGCATCCCATCGAGCAGGGTTTCTTAATGGTGCATTCATAACTCTGTCATAGTCAGTTCTAAAATCAGCAAGAACAGCATTTATTCTATCCATATCCATGCCAGAATCAAAAAGCTCATCAGTTTTCTCTTCTAACAATTCATCAATATTTCTGCCACCAAACTTTTTAGCAAATGAATAACGTGGTGCTACTCTCTGGTTGTAAGCCATAAATGCAGTGAAAGGATTCATTTCAATAAAGTCAGTAATTAAATGATTAGGTATATCTAACCGTCTGTGCATAAAATGTTTTGAAGCACCATAACCAAAAAAAGCTTTTTCAAAATCATTATCTGCACCCTCAGATATAATCTTATCTACAGTTCGTTTAACTCTTTCTGCTACCTTTGCTGGATCAGTGCTTAACTTTTGTGGTGATAAAGGATTTCTAGGATCAAATACTTTTATGCTTGGGTTTTCTGTAAACCATTTCATTAGTATTTTTTCAAACTCTTCTCTTCTTTTTTTAATAACATCAACAAGAAAAAATCTAGGATGAAATGCTGTTTCTCCAGCTGGCAAAACATCCATATCTTTTAAATCTTCTAATACATCTTGAGCGTTTTGGCGTTCACCTTTGTATTTTGCAACACGAGCCATAACAGTTTCATAGTATGGATGGTCACTTCTCATACCATTACTTTTTAATGTTGCTATCTTTGCTTCATTATCTTCTATTCTTTTTGTAAAAAACTTCATTTGGTTTCTATAAAATTTAGCACTACCAATAAGATCTGTTTCTGTTAATCTTGCTCTCCAAGTTTCAGCAAACTCATCTATAAGATTCATTACTTCTTCTTGTGCTTGTGTTTGAGGTTTGCGATTGCTTAACCTTAATTCGCTCACCTCTCTTATAAATGTATTAAAGTCTCTTTGTCTCCCAACAGCATAATCAAGAGCAACAACTACTGGCTTCTTACTTTCTTTTATAAAAGATTTTTGTAAATTTTTGTAAAATTTATACATTTCAGCTTGATACTTAGCCTGATCCATATGAACGCTAATACCTAATGTATGACCATTAACATGCCCAACAGACAGCTGCCCCTGATCCCCAACTAAATCATAATAAAATCTTTTAAAATCTGTAGGTACATCTTTTGCACCCATTATTCTTTTGTATCCAGATGTAGCTGCTTTAAAAATAAAACTATTTGTAAAAACATTTTTAACTAAACTTGGATCGCCTTGTGGCTCTAATGCTGGTGCAGAAGCAACTTCTCCATAGTTTGATATTGGTTGTGTTTTATCAAATGACTCATCAACAATAACAGGTGCAGCGTCTTCATCTACTATTTTTGGAGGAACAAGAGCATTTTCAGCTTCTTCAGTTTGATCAGAAATAGATTTTATTATTCTTCCAGAATTGGGTGTAGTTGCAAAACCAACAATACTGCCAAGAGTATAACCAGCTAAACCAGATACACCTACATTAATTGCTGACTTCTGTAAGTCTCTTTGAACAGGATCGATTGCTGATAAAACAGCTTCTTCAGCAGCCGTAAGCATCATTGTAGCCTTGCCTACTTGAAAGCCAGCGCGAACAGCACCAACACCAACACCGACTGGCAAAGCAATAAGATTAATAGGGTCAAATAAGGAAACAAAAGCAAGCTGACCAATGCTTGCTCTAGATAATATTTCTTGATCCTGTTTAGATCTATCAATCTTTTCTACTAAATGATCTAAATGATTTTGATTTTGTGCAAAAATTAAATTCATGCTGTATTCGTGATAAGACGGATCTAAATCAAATATTGATTGAGATACATTAAAATCAGGATCATAATCATAAAGAGTATCATTTATATTAAGAGGGCTGCTAAAAGTATTTCTAAATCTACCTAATGATGCACCCATAGCCTCATCATATGTTGGGGTGTCATCATATATTTTAGGTAAGTCTCTACCACCCATTATGTCTGGATAAATGTTAGAGATATCAATCATAGCCATTAGCGAAACTTTCCGTCTTTTAAGCCTGTCATAACTTCATTAATAATATTAAAGTTTTCTCTTTGCTCTCTTAGTTCTTCTATACTCTTTTTATTAATTTGTTGGTTTGTAAGATCAGGATCTACATAATCCTTAGCTTCATCAGATATTTTAAAACCCATTGGCTTATCACCTATCACTAATTGACTAAGTGTTTTTATACCATTCTTATCTTCAGTAATTTCCATTACTTGAAACACTTGATCAGCTGGTCTTGCAATATTTGGAAACATAGGAACAAGAACAGCTGCTTTTAAATTTTCTCCTTGAGTTCTTTTACCTCTTCTAAATTTTACTTCACCTTTGGCTTCAGAAGCCATTTCTTCGCCTTGCATAAAATAACCAGCCATTGGGTCTTTTTCATTAAGATCACCAATAGCCACATCTGATTGCCAGTTTTCATCATGAATGTTTGTAAGAGTGTAACCAACCTCAATTAGCTGATTATTAATTTGATCTGTAACATACTCTGTCATGTTAGGATCATTAAATATAACACTTAATGAGTGTCGTGACTTCCCTTTTTCACCAATAGGTCTTGCTGGATCATAAACATATTTTGCTTCTTTATATCTATCTTCAAAGGCTTGTTTGATTATTGGAATTATTAATTCTTGGTCAAACATTTTACCAGCCATTTGATTAGCAAGTTTACCAAGCTCATTATTTACAACAAAATCACCCTCACCTTCTAAAATAATATCTACAAACTGATCTGGCTGAATAGATTTACCTTCTGAATTTACAAACATAGCGTTTTTAAATTTTGCAACTTCTTCTTGTGAAGCCTTAGTTCCACTTAAATTTAAACTAGCAATAGCATCATCGAAGCTAGTATATAAACCTAAACTATTTCCAAGAAGGGCAGCATCTATTGTCATTTGAGTAATATCATTTACTTGCCCTTTTAATAGATTTCTTTTTACAACTTCGTTTGTATTTGGGTTTGTTGTTTCAAAGCTTTTTAATCTACTGTAAAGCTGCATAAGCTCATTTAAATTTTGAACAGTGCCGCCTTTTGCTAAGTTGTTATATTGATTTGCTAGTTCTGTGCCAATCGATCTTTTCATTATAAAAAATGATTTTTCTGTCCAAGTGTTAGGGTCTTGAATGTTAAAACCTACAGCATTTAACTGTTCTTGAGCAATATCTTTAGAAGTTTTGCTTGTGTTGTCTAATTTGTTTCTCATAAACTCATCAACAAGCATTGCTTTTTCAAGTTGTTTTCTTTGCCTTTCTTCTTGACCAGCCCTTACACTAGCAATTTGTTGGACCTCTGAAGCAACAGCGTTTCTTTCCGCATCGCTAAAACCTTTTAGTGCAAAGTCAGCAAACTCTTTTTCATCATCAGTTAATCCTGTTAATACAGACTCAGAAAGATCAACTCTATTACCAATATATTGAGAAAGAAGCTGTAACCTTTCAGAGTTTAGTGACTCACCAAATACTTGAAGATTTCTTTTTGCTTTTGATAGATCAAGATTTCTTTTGTATATTATTTTCTTTTCTGGCCCAAGAGAACTTGCATCTATTTCTTTTTTAAGAGAGTCAATATCTTTATCAAGGATATCATCACCACCTAATATTGCACCATTAAGATCGTAATATCTGTCTGTCACATTAATAATGTTGTCAGCTTTTTCCATTGCTGTTTTTGTGGCAGACTCACCAGCACTAAATGTAGCAGACAAAACAGACATATCACCAGTTTTAAATAAACCAAATTTATGTGCAGCTTTTACAACTTTTCTTTGATTTCGTTTAAGAGATGAGTCAACAATACCATTGCCCATAAAGGCTCTAAAGTTTTCAGCATTCCCATCTAAAGATGCTCTCATAATAAATGGCTGCAATAAACTAGTTCTGTGCCTTATAATTGCAGCATTATATTCTGTAGTAGACATAAAGTCTGGATTAGCATCCATTTGTCTTTTTAAGTCTGTTACATATTCTTGATGTATTCCAGCTAAAGATTGAATTGCACCAACAATATCACCACCTTCTAAAAAAGAATCTTTAGCTTTTGTAGTAGCAGTATTTGCGTTTAATGTTGCAATTTCATTTAGATCTATTTTGTTTTCTTTTGTTTGTTTAATAAGTGCTTTAGCCTTTTCAGCATCATCAACAGCTTTATTAGCCCTTCTAATTGCATCAACCCCATCCATATCAGCAATTACAGAAGTAACAGCGGCACTTACAGATTTTTTATTTTCAACTGTAATTAATTGTGCCAAAGATGTTGTAACTATTTTGCCATCTGGCATTGTGTATGCTATTTTTTTATTAAATAATTCTTTAATGTCTTCATCAGCAGCTTCATACTTGCCACTAGTGCTTATCATTGTAGCTATTTGCTGTCTTTCATCTTCATCAAAAGTACCTTTTGAAATAATTCCTATTAAAGATGCAGCTGCAATATCACCTGTTGCCCCTGAGTAATAGGAATCACCAGCCCCAGTTTTAAGTAACTCAGCTTTTTCTCCATCAACTGTTGCTTGCTTTCTATCTTCTATAATACTTAATGCTTTGCCAATGTTTTGATTTAAAGCAAGGTCGTATGCTTGAGGGGCAGCATCACTATTACCGTCAATAATACCTTCAGCTTGGTTTGTTCTTGCTCTTTCTCTTTGTTTCTCAAGCAAGTCATAGTAATGACCTTCTTGTATAGCCGTTCCAACATTAGTTATTAGTTCTTGGAATCGACCATCAGCATTAGTGCCAAGTGCTTTAAGATAATTATCCATAGCACTTTTAAAAGCTATTGGGTTTCTACTATGCTGAACTCTATACTTTTGGGCTTCTATTCTAATGTCTTGATCTATTGTATCTGCAAATCTTTTTTCAGCCACTCTTCGAAAAGCTTCTCTAGCAATACTGCCATAACCTTCTGGTGGTTTCATTGCTATTGGCATTCCATCTTCACCAAACTTCATAAACTCTGATGAATCAATAGCCATAACAGCTTCTTCTGCCGTTACTTGAGCTTTCTTTGCATCTACTTCAAAAGCTTTTCTTCTAAGAGTTTCACCAGCATCAGCTAAAGCAAGGCCTACTCGATCAGCCTCAACATCAAAATTATTAACGCCAATACGTTTGTTTGTTTCGGTTACTGTTCTTCGGATTACTTTTGCCATATTTTATCCTAAGTAAAAGTTGTGCTTAAATCATGTAGACCAGAAGCAAAACTTGACATTGTATTTATTCTAGTAGCAGCTGCTCTATTTTTACCGCGCTCAACTTCAAGCAAAGATGCGACTGTTTGTTTTCTACTTTCCATATCCGATTGTCTTGCCATAACGGTAAGATCATCAAATGCCACTTCTTTTTGATTATCCATAAGTGCTTTTACACTTTGATCAAAGTCTCTGTTTTTTAATAAAGCACCTTCATTATACGCAAGATCATCAAAGTATTGCTGATAGCGCATAACTTGTTGTTGCGCTGCTTGCGCCTCACCTACAATACGATCTGTTATCATAGCTTCAGCATTATCTTTTGAAGCTTGCTCTTGTGCTTTGGCAGCTTGCATACCGCCCATAAACTTTAAACCTAAACCTATTACTTGAAATACAGACATTAGAATATTAACTCCGCTACTAATCCATTAACTTGTAAATCTAATGGGGCATCTTGTGTTATAGTTATTTGAGGATCTGCATTATACCCCAGCAATCTAAACTCTTTCTTGCCAGTAAAAGGTGTTAATTGCTGTGATAAATCATCTGTTACATTTCTAATAATCAAAGCTGTGCTATTAACCTTTACAGCTAATGTGCTATTCAAATCTAAATACACAGTGCCAATACCTCTTGGTATGCCAGTGATTGGGCCATTCGTTACTTGAGCATCTATTGGATTTGTTTTCAACTCAACATCAAAGTTAAATCCTATTTCAGCTGATGACAAAGAAGCATCTACAGATGACACGTTTATATTGCCACCACTAACAGTAAACTCACCAATATAGTTGTTACCATTAACTACTCTTAATACAGCACCATTATTAAAATCTGCTGATACATCAAACACACCACTAGATCCGCTATATGTTTTTGCCATGTCCAAGTTAAATGTAGAGTCAAACTCACAAAGAACTATTTTCTTTGTGCCATCACCAAGATCATATTCTGCGTTTATAAACACACGATCATCTATAGTTACTGAAGAATGAAACTTACCATTAGTAACAAACTCTACCCAGCCAGCACGTTGCTCCGCTCTATTAGAATTAAACACAGCCATTGTGCCATCATTGTTTAAAACAAACACATAGCTTTCTGATCTAGACAACGCACCATAAAGTGTATTCATTTCTATAGGTGTCTTAATAAGATGCGAAGAAATAGTAGATATTGGGTTAGCTACATAAGCAGCTTCACTGTCACTAAACAAATACTCTCTAACAATCTGTCCACCCTTTTGCACAAAGATAGTTGCACCATCAATAGATTGTGGTCTGGTAAACCCAGAACCAAAGGGAGTCTGTCTTCTTACCTGTGCATTTGTTGGGGTAATAGGTTGGTTTTGAAATGCTGGTACAAACATCTCAGCAGAAGCTGCAAAGATCTGCAAATCTCTGTTTGAAACAATATGTCGTATTTGTTGTATTTCACCAATAGCAGCAGTGAGATGGATTGATTCATTATCTTTAGCATCTCCAACATCAAAATTATAATATGAAGCTATCTTACTAAACCAAATACTATCTGGTTGTGCTAATGTCCCAGCAAATACCAATCTGTTTTCATGGAATGTAACGGCAGCTGGAAATCCTCGAAGCGCAGAGTAAGACTGTTCATCCCAGCTAGTTGTTGGAGCATGAGTAGTAACGCTTGGAGTACCACCACCTAAAGCAGAATCATTAGAAGAGCCACCAGCAGTAAAGGTAAATACATCATCACTTATAATTCCAGTGACAGTTCTTGCTCCGTTTAAATTGCTAATAGCAATACCTCCAACAGTATCACAATCTGAGAATGTTATTGAGTCATTAACTGACATACCATGATTAGCTAAAGTTACCTCAACAGTTGTTGATCCATTGTTTGTTCGAAGAGAATCTGGACTAAGTTTAATTTTTAAAGCATCAAGTATATCACCTGTTGCAACAGTAGAATTGGTAACACCAGTAACTTCTATCTCTTGCCCATTGTATCGAACCGTTGTTCCAATATGTTTAGAAGGTGAAGTGGTATCCCAATATGCAGAGCTAGTTGTTAACGTTGCACCGCTTCCGCTTGTTTTACTTACATCAAGTGTAACTCCAGCACCTTGAAACGGATAGTATGGTTGATACACTTTCTTATTGTCAGACTTTTGATCAAACTGAAAAGACTCTACTTGGAATGTAGTTAGTCCTGTTCGAACAATTTGCTGGGGAATAAAGGTCTGATGTGCAATAAACATAACATCACCAGCTTGTGCATATGTGTACTCATGTAAGAAATCATCATCAAACTTTAATGCTGCACTACTGACATCTGATGTTATTGTTTGAATTAAAGATACAGCACCAGTAATAGCATTTATCTGAAACACTCTAACTTTAGCATTCTCAAGAGAAATAATATATCTCTCATCATCAGAGAATATAAATGGCAAAAGCCTACATTGCTGCACCTTTGCTTCATTAATTGTAGTGTCAAACTGATAAATATTTTGTAAACCAGATCTCTTTATCACACCACCTTCAGATCTAATAAAGAAGTTTTTTAATCTTTGTGCAGATTGATTATAAACTGGGGAATCTGTTCTTGAATATAAAGATGGGCTTACCTCACCAAATGCAAAGTTTGTTAGCGGTACTCGTACTTTCTGCATTATGTTCGCCTATTACTAATAAACCGACTTGTTGAAAGCTTCCTTGTTGTTTGTTGTTGGGCATCTAAGTTCCTTGCTCTCATCATTGATGTTGCTGCTTGCTGTGCCATCAACTGAGCAAGAGCCTGATCTCTAGCAAGGCTTACTGCAAATACAGAAGCAAGTTCATACTCAACAGCAATAGTAAAATATGAAGGCCAGCCCTGTTCATTTGCCCTATGGGTATAATCTAATATTAACTCTGAGTTAGCAGATTCATTGCAAAATAACTTATCACCATAAGTCTGATATTCTATAGGTGTGTCATTAATAGTTACAACATGTGTCATTAACCAACCGCTTGGGAGTTGATAAGCTGCATCAAATCTACCTGTTGGTGCATCTGATAATCTATTTAGAACTGCTTGGTCAGTTGAAAAACGCCAGCGTGTATTTAATAATGATGCTCTAGCAACATCCTCATACATGTTCGAAGCAATTAGTGCCTCATTATTTCCATCATCAAAAGATGTAATAGGTTCAGCGCCCACAAGAATGAGAGCGCGACTACATACATCTACAGCTGATTGGGCTGGTGTGCTTGAAACTGCCATACTAAATCCTCAATAAGAAGGTGGGGCCGAAGCCCCAACCTATTAGTCGCTATCAGTTTCCGCTACTGCTGTACCATCAGATACGTCAACAACAGAACCAGTATTTGAAAGAACAGTACAAAAACTTGTTGTCGGAACATTACTATCGCGAACGATAATTAAGTCACGAACAGCAAGCATATTTGCTGCACTATTAAAATACCCAGCAGTGTTCACAGTTGCGATAGCATCAGCAGATGTATACATCCACAAGCTACCGTTTGAATCACCACCGACACGAGTTAGTCCACTTGAAGCAAAAGCCATTTTCTAACCCTCCTAGTTATTATCTAGCAGTTCGTATACGCCGTTGTTATCAATAACAACTGAACCCATTGACATCATTGATGTCGCTAGGTGCGATACTTTTTCTGCTACATAGTTTACTTCAGTCTGAACATCAGAGTTCACACCAATACCTACTGCTCTCATGTGATAGCAAAAGTTTTTGCCACCAGCGACAGCAGACGTTGAAAAGATCTTGAAGCCCAAGAACTCTTTCATTGTCATACCACCAGCAAACGGTAGGTTCTGTGGTCCAACAAAGTCGCTAGAAGCAAACTCATTAATGTTGAACAGATCTGCAAAACCAGCAGGGGACATAGCAATATAGCGTTGTCCGTCTTCTGGAATGTCAGCTGAACCAAATGTTTCAAACGTAGACAGTAGGTCTGCTTTTTCAACGGCAGATGAGGTGTCATGCAACTGAGTTGAGTTAGCACCAGCGTCCATAGCTGTTGTGATAATCTCGTCAGTTTTACGACCCAACGCAGCAGCAGCACTCTCGGCAACAGCTTGACGTTCGTTGATGTTTGTTTTCAACTCGTCAAGTTTGTCGATATATTCCGCTGCATAAAAGTCAGCCATTGTTACTTCCACATTAGTATGTGCAAGATCCATTGGTGTGACATTACCGTTGCGTGATTTTGTTGTAGCTGATCCAGTTCCTATTTTCTGGAATCGAGCAACATTGCCTGACACATTCGTAGTACGAATGGTATTACGCAGTTTTGAACCCATGCGTTGGTATGCAAGATGCACATCGGTCTCAAACTGTTTAATAAAGGCTTGGTCTATTGTATTAGCCAATTTTCTTTCTCCTAAATTAAGTTACGGGCATCTTGGGTATCTGCTCTACATCCTCAATGAAGGTGTCCAAATGGGCTTCTCAGTGTATCACAGGCCTTGATAATTTATGTGAAACACAATTTTGCGACGGATTGCAACGCACAAAATCAACATATCTCACATTTTTCCAATCACTGAACCCAACAGGATGGAATCCTAACCATACTGCCCAGTTCAACATTGACTCATATTCTTCTGCTATTTGCATAGATAAATCTTCATATGACTGATCTAAAAATGATATTAATAACTTAGATCCTCGTGCCAATCCCTTAAAGTTTTTTGTGACATGATTTGTAAATAGTGCAAATAGTTGTGGTGGATCTTCAGAAAAGAATACACCGCTTGCCATCATAATGTTCCAGTTCTTATCTCTTACAATATAAACTTCAGAATCTTTCTGCAAATCTTGAAGAGCTTCGAAAATAGTAGAATACCCAAGGTTTGATAGTTCCCTTTCTGTTTCTGGGTGAAGTATAGAATATATCTCAGCTATATGATGCTCGTGAAAGGGGGTCATATAGTACGACCCACTTTGCAATATCTTTACTTCATCCATAGAGTTTCTTAAAACCCTCATCTACCTGTTTAACATAATGCATATCACGTTTAGATGGAGACCAGTAACGCTCATCTTTCATCATTTCTTGCAGCTCTACTTCATTAAAGTTAGATGCAATGCTGCCCTGATCTGTAACAGCTGGGTCTTTTATTGCATTCATAACAGTCTCAATAGCAATAATGCCGTCAGCACTTTCGCACATTCTTTCTATTGCTGGTATAGCCTCTTCTGGAAAAAACTTATTAGCAAAGAGAGATGCAGCTTCTATTCTAGCGTCAGAGTTATCTCCAAGTCTTGCTGCTTCGGCATCCATATCAGGTTCTTCACCCATGCCGTTCATGTACATCTCTATACCCTTTTGAAATTCTTCATGAGTATATCCGTTATTATGACAATGATCTGCCCAGTCTTTTAGCATATCACTTTCAAGAGCTTCCTCTTCATCAATAAAATCAGGTAGTTCATACTCACCAGCAGATGGTGGAACACCTTCAGATGCTTGCTCATTAAGTTCGTCCATTAATCTTGTTCGAACATCATCCTCTTTTTCACCAAGCTTTGACTCTAAAGCCTTGTATGCTTTACCTAAATCAGCTGGATCACTAAATTTTTCTGGCAACCATTCTGGTCTGTCAGTCGTTTCAGCAGCTGGAGCTTCTGTTACTTCAGCTTCTGTTGTTTCAGTTACTTGATTTTCTTCCATTGTTTTTCACCTTATGTGCATGTGTCATACGAGCTTCGATCAAACCAACTAAATATCGTTGACCTTCTATATGACGCAGTTCCTCCGTAGTTACATTTGGGCCATTCACCATTTCAATAGTAATTGATCTTAGATACTGCAAGACTGCTTGTCCTGTCGCAGAGCCAAACAATGAGGCTATATTCTCGCTAATCTGTTGATCTTTTTGTTGTGGACGCTGTATCCCATCAACACCCACATTGATTTTTTTAGTCAAGCATTACTCCATAGGTTGTGGTGCTTGCGCCTGACTTTGCTGCATTTGCTGCATTAATGCAAGAATTTGTTCTCTTTCTTGCTCATCTCGTACTAAATTATCTGGTATTCCAAACTTCTTAGCTAAGTATGCAGCTGTTTCTTCTGTGTTAATTAATACATTAATAGCATCTGGACCAAAGGCTCCATTGGCTAATTCAAGAAAACGTGACACCGCAGTAATATCTTGGTTGGCTTGCGCTTGCGCTAATGGTGACACAGATCTTATTTTAACTTCTCTGCCATTAATTGTAGGAACTTCAAGTCTTCCTTGTTTCTTTAGTATATGAACAACACGCTGCAATACTGGTTGTACTAACTCTACTTGCAATCTGCCAAACGCAGAACCAATACGTCTTGATAGATCTGCCATACGTTCCGCAACTTCTGTTGCAGATGCTGGAGTTCGATTAGGATCGCCAAGCATATCATTGTATAAAGCACGTTTGATATTATTACGCATGTCACCAAGAACAAGTTGTGCTACATCAAAGCTACCAGCGGCTTGTATTGGTTGCAATCCAGCAGACCCCATAGCCTTTGGAATAATTGTTCCAGGGACTAGGTTAATTGTATCAGGGTTAATTACCCCATCATCTTCCATTTGATAGATGCCAGAGATTGCCATCTGTGCATTCTCAAGTATCATCTCAACTGTAAGGTTGGTTGTTTTGATTGCGCTTAGTGCATTAAATAGTGGCCCTCGACCATACACTTCACCAGCACATTTAGACCATCGGAAGCAAATAAAAGGATTAGAGCCTACGCCAGACATCTCTCTTTGCATTAGTAAAGACTTTGTTGTTAGACATATTGCAAAATGAAAGAAAGCTTCTTCATTTATCTTTGTATAATTTTTACAAACTATCTCTAATACTGTTGTTGTTTGATCAGATTTATTAGCAATTAAAGCTTGAAGTTCAGTATTAAACGTTCCTTTTGGGTATAGCATTGGAAGTTGATCAAAGCGTATTTGTTTTCTTTCTCGAAATACATGATCAATTCTATCATCAGGTCCAGTGTCTAATATAACATGAGGTAACGGTATTGCAGAAAAACGTATAGGATTTATAGCATCACCCTCTTCGCACACCAAAACACCAGTGCCAACTGCTAAGTCCATAAAGGATTCATGAACCTCTTGTGCAAAGTTTGAGTTCTGAAGTATCTCAAAGACATACTCAGTTACTTCTTCTAGCTCGTTATTAACAACATCTCTTTGTTCTTTAGGAGTTTCAGATCCAGCAGTAAGGTCTGCCCATCGAGCAAAGTTTGGTACAAGACCAGACTGAAGCCTCGAAGCAAACTCTTGAACACCTACAACGGCAGTCTCATCAAAGATTTTATCATCTCTTCTCTGACCAGATACTTCATAGTAAAATGATTCACGCTGCGGCAGCGCATATTCATAACACTCTTCGAAAACATCAACAAAGTTTGTACGCTTTGCTTTTGCTCTCTCATACCGTTTAATATATTCTTTTGCTACTGGATCTGTAATCATTATGAAAACCTACTAAAATAACCTACGCCACCACCAGATGATGTTAATAAGCTGCGTCTTCCTCTTCTACCAGATCTTGCAGATCTGCTTCTACGTCTTGCTGCTTTACTAGCAAACAAACCACCAGTTCTTCCTGTTTTTTTAGAAGTGCCAGTATTATTAAGTTCACCAGCTTGAACCTCAAGTTCAGATTGCCTTGCTGCTTTAGCAGCATCAGCTTCAGCAGTAGCAGCAGCAGTAGCAGCAGCTTCTTTTTCTTGAGCTAATAATTCTTCGCGTTTCTTTTCTTGTTCAGCAAGAGCCGCAGACTTTGCTGCTTCCGCTGACTGTCTAGCTTTTTCTTGTTCCTCATCTATTCGAGGATCTCTTTTCTTTCTACCGCACATAGTAAATCTCCTTTATATTTCCCTCAAAGCAGAGAAAAATAGTTTTGGCAACGCACAATTACATCCTAGCCCAAAGCCCCTGCCTTTTTTGTTTGACAGGTTTTTTATTAAATATATCAAAGTTACGACCAGCTACCACAGGTGTAGACGGTTTCTGACTATTAAGTAAAGCTCTACCTTCACCAGCACCTAACATCATATATTGTAAAGCATCGTGAATATGAGAATACATATTCTTATCAGGCTTATCAGCATAGCGTTCACCAGATACTTCCATACGTCTATATTGATACCCACCTTCAAAACCTTTGATTAACTGTTGGCATCTTCGATCAATAATAAATGCTGGTTTGCCCTCGACCATCTTAGTTAGCTGGGAAGAGACAGCCTCCAACCGAAGATCTACAGAGTTCGAAGGGGCTGGGAATGCCCTCAAACCAGCACCGCGCAAGATATGGAAAGGGGTACTTTCGTCTGTCTGCGCTCTAAAATCCCCAGCGGGATCGCCGTATATATACACCTCAGATGCTTGAGAAAATCGGGAGGAGATCTCCTCACGCAATACTTCAGCAAATCTAACAATCCCCATATCAAAAGCCACTATCTCCGACTGGACGAGCCAGCGACCCCTGATCTTTTGTCCAAGAGTTGCAGCTGGAGTCAACCCAAAGTCCAAGCCAACGTATAGTGGTGCGCCAGCGGCTACCGCTATTTCTTCTTTGGCTGTGTGTACTTCTGCAGCGAACATTGGGTATATCGGCTTTCCGTCTTGGATAGTGCCAAGCCTATTCATAACATAGACATCAATCCAGCTTTTTGTTTTACCTCTTACTAAATTGTCATAATAGTTACCAAGCATATGCTTTTTGTTTTCAGCAGCATCATTTGCTTTGTAATCAGCTATCTCACCGTCTTCATCTTTAACTTCGAGCATCCCACATGGCTGTGTAAAGAACTCCCAGTTGTCAGGCTTAACTAACATTTTTGCCTGTTCTCTTGGAATATGATCAGGAACTGGAACTTCGCCAGACATAATAGGCCACCAATGATCTTCTTCTGGTGCGTTCGTATCTGCTATAACCCCAGACCAACTAGGCCCACCATCACGCATAGAAGGATAACGACCAACACGCATGGTACAAGCATCAATAATAGACTTAGGAATTTCTCTAGCTTCATTAATCCATATCCCTGTTAGCTCTAATGATAAGAGCTTCTTAACATCTTCTGGTCTATCTAATGCTAAGAAGATAACCTCAAGTTCTATCTCACCTTTTTTGATGTTGTGGGTGTATGGGACTGACCAAGTAAACTTTCCCCAGTCGTTTTCTGGAAACCAGTCAAGCCATGTTTTAATAGTTGTAGTTCGTAGCTGTGGGTTTGTGTTTCGTATAATGGCCCATCGGGACTTTCGCTTTCCGTCTGGGGCTTTCTTTTGTTCCAAAGCTCTACGAAATACTTCAACGCAACATCCTACTGATTTGCCAGATCCTACTGGACCTCGAATGCCACGAAAGAAAGTATTGTCTTTCATAAAGCTTTTGAGAACAGCGCCATCTGGCTTGTATTTAAAATCGACCACTAGCGCAGCCCCTTGTCTACTCCAGACTTAATCATCTTCTCGACTGCCTCTGGTCCAATGTTTTCTATCACATTGTCTACCATTTTGTTTGTCACAAAAGACTTGCCATGCTTCTTATCAAAGTATTGAAAGTGTACCTTCTTAACAATCCTTCGAAGCATAGTAAGTTCTTCTGACTTCAAAGTATTTACAAAGCTCACTGCTCGTAAGCCTCATTAACATCTGGCGTAGAAGGATCGTCAGCTTTTAATCTACCCTTAGTATCTCTAGCACGTTTCTTTTTTGCTGGCGCTTTAGATTTAACAGTAAGTTCTACCCACTCTAGTCTTCGAGACTCAGAGGTTCTTGTCTTACCAGTAAATGTTCTCCCAGCAAGTTCATGGGTTTCCCCATCATAAACTTCGTTAGTGTTTGCT